TGGAAATAGTCTCGAGTCACGCATACACTGGGCACATTCAGGGCCAGTTTTTCGCTGTGTACTATCCAACTTGGATAGGTTTCTAGCACATGTACACGTCCTAGGTACATGAGTTTGATTGCGTGTTGCCAATTGATCACGCTCAAGGGAAGCACACTGATTGGCTCGTAGTTTTGATTGAGTAGCAAGGTATCTGACATTAAATATACTTATATGAGCAAAGAGTTAGAGACAGCAATTATCAAGGCACCCTACAAGCGGATGTCTTACACCGAACAGCAAATCATGGAGTTGGCTCGTTGTGCCGATCCCAAAACTGGTCCTGACTATTTTATGAAGAACTATTTCTTCATACAACACCCCACACGCGGAGCCATACAGTATCATCCTTTTGAGTACCAAGAACGCTTGATCGAGTCTTATCACAGTTATAGATTCTCTATCTCCATGATGCCAAGACAAACCGGCAAATCCACCACGGCCGCTGGCTACCTGTTATGGTATGCCATGTTTGTACCAGATTCAACCATTTTGGTTGCGGCACACAAATATCTGGGTGCTCAAGAGATTATGCAACGTGTTCGTTATGCCTATGAAAACTGTCCCGACTTTATTCGGGCCGGTGTAACTAGTTACAACAAAGGCAGTTTAGATTTTGAAAATGGTAGCCGCATAGTAAGTCAAACCACAACAGAAAATACCGGACGCGGTATGAGTATATCACTCCTGTACTGCGACGAGTTTGCATTTGTGCGACCCACTATCGCCACAGACTTCTGGACCTCCATAACACCTACCTTGGCCACAGGTGGTAAATGTATTATTACAAGCACACCCAACTCGGATGAAGATCAATTTGCACAGATCTGGCGTGGTGCCAACAAGTGCATAGACATCAATGGCAATGAAACAGAAGTAGGCATCAATGGATTCCGAGCATTCCGTAGTGCCTGGCAAGAACATCCTGAGCGGGATGATGCCTGGGCAGTCAACATGCGAGCACAACTAGGTGAAGAACGTTTCCGTCGTGAGATGGAATGTGAATTTATTATCTTTGATGAGACTCTAATCAATGCCTTGCACCTGGTAGAAATGGCTGGCATTGAGCCGTTTGAACGCCAAGGACAAGTGCGTTGGTACAAACGGCCTGCACGGGATCACACTTACTTCGTGGCTCTGGATCCTAGCCTAGGAACCGGCGGTGATCCCGCGGCCTTGCAGGTATTTGAAATGCCCGGACTTAAACAAGTGGCCGAGTGGCGTGATAACAAAACTCCCATACAGCGTCAAGTACGTATTTTACAAGAAATTTGTCAGTATATATCTGATACCAGCGGATCGCCAAACAATGTTTACTACAGCGTGGAAAACAATACATTGGGCGAAGCCGCATTGGTCGTGATTGAAGAAATTGGCGAAGAAAACATACGTGGAGTATTTCTAAGCGAAACAGCACGGGCCGGCAATGTGCGTAGGTTCCGCAAAGGATTTAACACTACCAACAAAAGCAAACTCACGGCCTGTAGCAAACTCAAAAGCCTGATAGAAACACGTCGCATGACCATAGCCAGTCGAGCTCTGATATCAGAGTTAAAAACCTTTGTTGCTCATGGCAATAGTTTTGCAGCCAAAATAGGTGAAACCGACGACCTAGTTATGTCAACTTTACTAGCCCTACGCATGATGCAAACCCTACAAAACTATGATGCAAATCTGGATGCTGAAATCAAAGACAGCAACGAGTTTATAGTGCCCATGCCCTTTATCATGATCTGATAAATATAACTATGAAAGAAATTGAATCAATCTCCTCTGCACTATTTGACAAAATTCGCTCACGCTTCAGCAACGTAACGCTGGGCGACGAAAAAGCCAAAGCCGAAACAGATCCCTCCAAAGCAAGATTTTTTAACTTTACTTACACTGGCGAAGATGGTGCAGAATTTGGCACAGTGACACTCAGTCTCATTGATGAAACCACACTCAAAGTATATTTTGGGCAAAACATCTCAGGAGAGATGGATCGAGAACAACGTAAAGAATGGTATCAATTCTTGCGTGGCCTACGCAAGTTTGCCAAACGCAACCTACTAACATTTGACACACGTGATATTAATAAATCTAACCTGGATCTCAAAGACGTCAAACAACAGGCCAAGAGTGACAACACATTCTCAAGCAAAGATGTTGCCGTAACTGAAAGCCGACTGTATGGCACACCCGGCAGACCCTACAACAGTTTTGCCGACAAAGGCTCTACCAAAATACTGATACGTCACAAAGACAAAGTCAACGATGACATACATGGTGCTCGTGCTCGTCGCATACAAGAAATATTTTTGGAAACCGAACGCGGCGAGCGTTTTTTATTAGGCCACACCAATCTTCACGGCGCTTATGCCATGGCCGAACATTTAAATCATGGTGGCACCATGCATGATCAAATTGCCGAACACATCAACGGCATTGTCAAAGAAATGAGTGACATGCGTCATTTTGTACGTGCCACCAAGCATCGCCAATTTGAAGACCAAGAAACTGCTGACATGACTCGCAGTGCTGTACATCACTATGATGCACAAAAAAGAACTCTGCGACAAATGCGTGGAGCCAGAGGATATCGTAGTTATTTTGAAAATTGGCAACCAGACACAACCATAGTTGAAGATGAAGTGGATGTAGATGCCTTACGTGAACGTTTTGTTAAAAAAGTCTACGATGATAGATTCACCGAAGCACTTCCTATTGTATTCAAAGCCTACAAAAAGTACAAGTCAGAAGCCGCAGGACAATTGGGCACAGAATTAGAAGAATGGGCCAACACAGTGACTGAAGGCACCTGGGCCAGTCCCGACAATGAAGACAAGGTTCTGGCACTCAAGGCCTTGATGAAATCCTCAGTGCCCACTGGCATAGACGGAGTTGATGCCATTGCCAGTTTACAACCCTTGATCGGTGATGACGAATTATATGATGCTGTGTATCACTTGGCAGACAGTCAAGGTCCAGACGCAGATGCAAGACCCTTGATCAAAACCTGGATCAACAACAACATGCCTGAACTGTTACAACAACTTGAATTTGGACCTAACAATGCAGATGCTGCCAACACAGACCGTGTGGCACCAGTGAGTCCAAGTCAAGCAGAACCGCAAGATCAATACGGTGCTACCACCATGGACGAACCCGTGGTCAATGAATCCGACGACTTGGATTTTATCCGCAGCCTGGCAGGACTCAGTAAATAACTTATTAACTAAGTTATTCAAAATGCAAATTATCAAAGATACCAATGGTTTTCCTTACGCCTGGAAGGCCGGTCGCGTTGAACAACTGATAGGAAACATACTAGAAAACAAAGCACAACAACAACTCAATGTTGAACGGGTAATGTTTATCAATCCCACCTGGTTGCACGAAGATGACATCGCCAAAAAAATTCAAGCTGGCGATCCCGACTTTATTATCTGTCACAACTTTGTAGATCCTGCGGTACCAAGAATATTTAGAGAAATACAGCGAAGTGGCCGACCATATCTCATACTGGGCAATTCTAGTCAACTCAGGATAGATTTTTGGGCCATGGTCTGTGACTTGTATTTTCAAAACTACGAAGAATATCATGTTCCGGTAATGGATACTGCTCGCAAATACATTTGCTTGAATCGCAAACCACATCCACATCGTGTGGCCTTGGTAGAAAACCTAATTGGCGCCGGATTAAAAGATCAGGGCTATGTCAGCCTGGGCTTTCCTGGAGAACGTGCCATAACCATAGATGAAAAGTTCAGTGATACACAGGGCATACACGACGAATACGGTCAACTTGGTGCCGACGAGACCTGGGTCAGTAACAAAATAAGAAATGATATTTTCAGTCTTGGCGATATCAACATCTGGCAAAACAGTTTGTTGTGTTTGGTCACTGAAACGGAGTTTAATAATTATTTTCCTGAAAATTTCTTTATCAGCGAGAAAACCTGGAAACCTGTGCTTGGTATGAGACCGTTTTTTGTGTACGGCCAGGCTCCCATGAGACAGTATCTCAAAGATTCAGGATTTGATGTGTTTGACGATGTGTTTGACTACAGCAAGATTGATAACAGTGCCCATGATCCTGAAAGACAACGACAGTATGCACGGGTAGCAATTGATGCCATCAACGCTGTGCAAAATCCCACACAGGAATACGCCAACCGCTATTTTGGTCGTTGCCAACACAATAAAACTCATTTTAGAAAGTATGTGTACCAGCAGTGGCAACTGTTGCACAATCTAGATTTAACTGCCTATGTTTGATACATTTACCATTCCCGCCTGGAGTCGAGTGCGTAACCCTTGCTATTACCAATCACGCAACAGTAAGAGCATGATTATTACTGTGGGAGATTCGTGGACCTATGGCGACAGTCTGGGCAAAACCTGTGTGAGACAAGGACAGGACGACACTGAACACAGGCTTGCTCACATATACGGTAATCTGATCAGTGAAGAATTAGGTGCAGATTGGATCAACCTGGCCTTGCCAGGTATCAGCAATAGACAGATGTTTATATGGTTAGAACAACTGCTGTCTCGCCATGTACATGGAGCCAACACCACTTGTATAATTACCCTAACTGAGTCGGGACGACATGAAGAATTAGAATGGCTTGACCCCAATTTACAAACGCTACAGGTCAATTTAGAACGCATGGTAGATCGAACCTATGCCTGGGTAGATCAAATACAACGCAGACATCCAGGTATAAAATTTGTTGTGGCACACAATTTCAGTGACAGTAGACCCACCGATAGAGTCGCAGTATGTGACCATACTTGGTTGGAAGTGTTGTCTAACAATCAAGTACAAAATGGCACACACGTGGTTGTCAGCGAACACATCAAACAATTAAACTACAACCACACATATCCAGACACACCGGTCGTGATTGATCGTGCCCTGGCTCGCTTGGACTTGTTAGATGCCTGCAAGCACTGTCATCAGCACGACAGCCGTCATCCCACAGAATACGGTCATGAACTCTGGGCCAACTATTTGCTGAGTCAAATATGAACGAGCAGGCAGTCACCATCACAGACACAGAAATTGTAATTCTGGCACAATTTTTCATACACAAAGATTACAGCATAACTGGCAAAGATTTGCTGTTAGATCTGTTGGCGAAACACTACGCAAATCAGCGTATTGTTATAAAATTATTAGATGGAGAAAATACTAGATTCAGCGGATTCGATCAATTTATCAAGTTCGTATGCGATAAATTAGACATACCGTGTAGCATGGTCACTTTTGTATCTCATGACAAAGACCTCAACAACGGATTTATGTTAGATCACATACCCATGGGAATTTTTGGCAGCGTAAATCAATACTTGCCTGCAACATTTGATCGAAATATCAGTAATGCAAAATTTGCAGGCAGTTTGTTGGGGCGATACAATCTAATTAGATTTCGGTTGGCATATGAATTAGATATCGCTTTCCCCAACGACACATTTATAACATTTCAACCCAAAGCCAATTTTGTAAAAGACAAGTTAAAACATTTTGATGAACTCTATCAAAAAGAATTGGCCTGGTTGGAAAACAAAGTTTTTGATCGGGACTTGGTCAGCAATCATTTTATGGGCATGATTGATTGGTACGCGGCTTGTCGCAACTACGGCAATGTTTGGAATCAGTATCAAATTGAAATCATTAGCGAAACTGATGCTGTAGATAATTTTTGGTTCACCGAAAAAACAGCCAATTGTTTGGCCACCGGAAAACCATTTGTGTTGGTCAGTGGGCAGGGCAGTTTGAAACAACTACAGGACATGGGTTTTGAGACTTTTGGTGACATTTTGGACGAAACCTACGATGATGCCACTAATCCATATGATCGCATACAAAGGTTGACACACAGCCTGGCACAAGTGTATAATAGCACAAGTAAAGCAGAAGCAATCAATCGGCTTTATCAACAGGCGGCCAAAAATATTGAACTTTATCGGCAATACATTTGGAAATAAAACTTTGAATATTTGTTTGACAAAGCTAAATATATTAGCATATACTACGGTATGTGCAACATGGCAAAGCAGTAACATTATGGCACATTTTAAATTAAAGGAAAATTATCATGGCTACAACACTAGCAGAAATTAGAGCAAAGCTCCAAGCATCAGAAGGCGGTAAAGGCGGTAACAGACAATCAGGTGGCGACAACGCTATCTATCCACACTGGAACATTGCAGAAGGTTCCACAACACGCATTAGATTCCTCCCCGACGGTAACACAAAGAACAGCTTCTTTTGGGCTGAACGTGCAATGATCCGACTATCATTTGCTGGTGTCAAAGGTCAGGCAGATTCCAAGCCAATTGTAGTTCAAGTTCCATGTATGGAAATGTACGGCGAAGCTTGCCCAATCTTGGCAGAAGTTCGTCCATGGTTCAAAGACCCAAGCCTAGAGGAAATGGGCCGTAAGTATTGGAAGAAAAAATCTTATGTGTTCCAAGGCTTTGTTCGCGAGAACGCACTGAGTGACGACAAGGTTCCAGCTAACCCAATCCGTCGCTTTACAATTAGCCCACAGATTTTTAACATCATCAAAGCTGCACTGATGGATCCAGAAATGGAAGAATTGCCAACAGACTTGCAACGTGGTTTGGATTTCCAAATCGTTAAAACAAGTAAAGGTGGCTATGCAGACTACTCAACTTCAAAGTGGTCACGCAAAGAATCAGCATTGACAGCAGAAGAACAAGCGGCCATTGATGAACATGGCCTGTTCAACTTGTCAGACTTTTTGCCAAAGAAACCTAGCGAAGTTGAGCTCAAGGTTCTCAAAGAAATGTTTGAAGCAAGTGTAGACGGCCAACCATACGATCCAGATCGTTGGGGTGCTTACTACAAGCCATATGGCTTAGATGTTCCTAACGCTGCTACAGCCGCAACAAGTACTCCGGCTCCAGCTGTGGCGGTAG